GCATTGGAGTCCATTCTAACCAACACGTGGTCCGAGGAACGGAGGCAGTGGTTCCATCGTCGTAGAGGAACCATTTATGATTATGAAGAGGAAATCTCCCCCCCCTACCAACTCCAATTTGCGTGAGGTCTCGCCCTGAGGCGAAACGAGAGACCAGGAGGCCTCTCTACGACACGAAATGGTCCATCCTTATGGATGCATCAATTAAGGAGTTTATAAGAAAGAAAGATGCCCAACAATAATAATAAGAAGAAGAATGCTCCCAACCCTTCAAGGAAGGGTGGGTCCGTTAGTAGGAAAACTCCTCGAGGTAAGAGTGTCAATGCCCCCAGTGCTACTGGTGGTCACATTACACTCCAATCTCGTACCATGACCCCTACGAAGGATGGTGTTCGCGTGCACTTCACCGACCGGATTGACAATCTAATTACAGATGGCGTTGCCACCTCAAAAGGATTCGTCAGTATCGGTGGTAGCTTTAGCTACTTTCCGTGGTTAGCACGTATCGCAACAAGCTATTCCCGTTTTAGAGTTAACTACATGCGCTACTTCGTAGCTAGTAGTTGTCCGACAACCACGACAGGCATGGCGACTGTGGCTTATCTACCAGAGTCCACCGATGTTGTCAACTGGCAGGCTGCCTCTGAGGATCAGGCCATCTTTCAGATGTCCAAGTCCGTCTCTGCTCCTCTTTGGAGTGGGACCGGTATTCCCCGTGACAACCCCCTTAGTATCACCCTCACCAGTAATGAAATCCACAATATGTCAAAGTGGCTCTATACTGGTGCAGGTGTTACAATCTCGGACTTTAACACTCATTACGCGGGTGCTCTGGTGATCCAAACCTCTCCCGTCGGGGGAGCAGCCGGTATCCAGATCAAGGGCCAAGTCTTCATCGAATACGATATTGACTTCGTCCAGCCTACTGCACACCTATTTAATTCCTTCCAGGTCACAAACACGGAGCGGTTTCCGGAGGGTGGCTACAAGTTAGTCTACCCACCTCAACCTTCCTTTCCGAAACCTGACCCTCCGAAACCGGAGGACCA